TTATGGTATTAATCCAGCTGTTCTTGCTTTATTAATATAATTTTTACAGTGGTTAGCCAAATACTCTGCAAACTTGCATGGAAGTGCATTTCCTATTATGACGCATACTTTATCCATCAAAGCTGTATCAAACACATAGTTATCAGGAAAAGTCTGTAGTCTAGCAGCTTCTCGAACAGAAATAGTACGCGTATCCTCAGGATGTCCATATCGCCCACGGCTTAAAGTTGTGCACCCACCTGTAATCGTAGGCGATACGTCATCCCAAAGCATACGACCATAAACATTACTAAATCCTTTATAGTCGCCTTTATGGCAATCTGGACGGAGTTCTTCGGGAATACACTCCCAAGACATCCCTGGAACAGCCGCTTGTAACCGCTTTATATTGATCTCAGACAAATCCCTAACAATATGCCAACTCGACAATGGAAACTTCCCTTGCTTCTTAGCCTGTGAAAGAGTTAAGGGTTTTGGCATATCTCCAATAGCTTCTTTAACAGTTACCCATTTGGGTTTCTCTCTTCCATCCTTAGAGTGTGATCCATCAGGCAATGGGATGGCAAATCCTTTTCCTGCCAACAGAACAAGCCTTTTTCTGAACTGTGGTACACCAAAGTCAGCTACTTGCAAAACTCCATAATTAACTATGTAACCAAGTTTTTTCAATCTCTCAATTACTGGCGAAAGAAGATGATTTCCCCGGGAAGCTAATCCAGGAACATTTTCCATCATGATTGCTGATGGATTGGTTTCTTCAACCAACCGTAACATCTCGTTAATCAATAAATTACGAGGGTCCTCCCTTTTATACTTGGCAGTGAGACTAGTAAATCCTTGACATGGCGGGCACGCAGATAAAAGATCTAAATGTTGCTCAGGGATAAGATTTAGGATATCACTCCCCTTTACAAACCGAATATCTTGAACAAAGAGTTTTGTCTCACGATGATTTGCTTGGAAAGTAGCGGCGGCATGTGCGTCCAGTTCAACGGCAGCTTTGACATCAAACCCGGCCATTTTTAGTCCCATGGTTAGTCCCCCACCACCGCTAAATAGGTCAACTGCATTCAAACTGGTCACTGTTTTCTCACTCATTATTTCCCAACTTCAACTGTTCTGCCTCATCCAAGAATTCTTGGTGAGTTTGAGTTGTCCTCAGCAAGAACCCTGCCCAATCAACGGGTGTTAGGCGTTTTTCTTCGATGTATGCAGTATAAGCTTTACGACGTGCCCCACTCAAGCGCTCCCCATCACTTACCAGCGTAACGTGAAAATCAGATGCTATTGATTTAAAATCATTATGTCTCTCATCGTTCAAAAACTCCTCGAATGTTTCGAAGTAATTAATAATACGATCCATTTCATCATTGGAAATATAATGATGTGGCTTTTTTATTTCAATTATTTGTAATTTTCCATCCTGACTAAACAATACAAAGTCTGGTCTTTTATTTTTTTTATCAAAATCTATAAGAAATATCTCCTCACCAGTTTTCTTTTTATAAAATTTTTGAAATTCCCTTTTAAGCGTGGACAACGTTTTATTTGCTGTAACTGGGACCCATTGAGGGTTAACTAGCCACGGAGCGGATGCAATTAGATCTTGTAACTCATCTTCTGCTGTATCCTTTGCGTCTTTTAAAGACTCGAGACGCTCAATAATCTGAAGACGCTTTTTGACCTTTTGACCAAAACTAACGGTTTCAGCTAGTTGAGCCGTTGCTAAAATATCGTTGAGAACATTGAGCGGTGTATCCGCTTTACTGGAAGCTTCTATTAACTTCTCATCTAAGGATTGTAATGGTGCTAACATAATACTTAACTGCACTAAATTCTCGAGTGCATCAGGATCATGTAATTCATCACCTCGTAAAGATTTACCCAACAACTTGGCTATTTTTTTAGCCTGTGCTCGCATATCCTTTTGACCGGCTCCAGGGTATGCTTGCTCGACCTTATCCTCCACTTGCGCTAATTCGAAGAATTGATTCATCATATTATTTCTAAGGGGGTCGCGAGTTATTTTACCCACAAGTAAAATAACTTCTTGCCCCCAATTCTGAAATTGCGTTCCTAAATCATCAGACCATAGAATATCCCTTCTATCAGTTTGGATAAGATCTTCTTTTTCGTCTAACCAGTCAGCATGCAACTCACCTACCAAATATGAACGTATAGAGTGCTCTCCAGTAAAACCAGCTTTTCTATTAAAAACTGCTGTTTGCGCAGCAAACTTACCTCGGCAATAAATTCTAACACCTGCCATTAACTCGTCCTTATAAGGCTCTTTCGCGTATGCAATCCAACCTAATATCGGGTAAGCTTTCCCTTCATGTTCAAAACCGGCCTTAACAATTGATGAACGCGTGCCGTCAGGATTAAAAGCCGTATAATCACTTAAATCCGTACAAGAATCTGTCGCAATACTTCCACTCATGGAACGAAATTCAATTTTAGAGTTAGGCATAACAGGAACAGTAAACTCTCCGACCTCAACTTCATAGTCAGGATTAGACTTTGTTTTCGAAGTATCAATCAGTTTAATATTCCAGTTTTTACTCTTCACTCCAAAACGTTGTGAAAGCTGCCGAGATAAATCTTTTATTTCGCTAATTTTTCTATATTCAAAATCACTTAATATTATTTTAGTATAGGTCCTGTCACTTAGTGTGCCGTCTAAATCCCCAGTTTCCGGTTTATAAGACACTGCAGTATCATCCATTATTTTTTCTTTATCTAGCTGAATATGAGCAACCTCATACCCTTCCTTTCCATCACGACTGATTTTTTCCCCACCGGCACTTATAATCTCGACCCTTTTACAAACACCAAAAGGTGCTAATTTCCCAACGCCTTTCCGTCCCATGACTTTGCGGTGAAACACCTTCGAGGTTTCACCTCTTTTTGGATCCTTACGTCTTTCTTTGCCAACAACCAAATAAAAGTTCTGTAGTTCATCAGGCGCCATTCCGACGCCATTATCTTCTACTTCTATTGTGACATTTTTTGACCTGACAACACCATCCTGTCTAACAGCCAAGTATTGGCCCATAGGTGCTTTTATAGTGACATTAGTCGCATCTGCATCGTAACTGTTAGATACTAATTCGGCTATAACAGCATAAGCCCTGTCATATAATTTCACACCTAATTTATCTACTGTCATCCTTGATATCTGCATTTCATATTGACGCGCCATTTAAATATCCTTCTAAAAGAGTATTTTTTGCTCAAAAAGGGGAAGTTTATGTTTGACTAACATAGCAAAAAAACTTTCATCTTCAAGAGGTTCACACCAAAAGAATTTACCTGGTTCACATAACCAGCTGGATTAGTGTTGAGTTTTGGGTAAACCTGAGGATTGAGAAACCAGTACTGATAAATGGGTATCCGCTGTTTTCGTCCCTCTCCTGAGCTACCGTGTATTGAAATGGCATCGACACTATTACATGATAGGAGGTTGTATGTATGGTTTAGATATTTTGCATCTTTCACAGACACTTTTTACCTTTGCCATATCCTTCCACATTGTTTCTCCGGAAATCACTAACGGTTTGGCATTTGCAGAACCATTATCAGCCATAGCTTCTTGCCGTTAACTTCGGTTGCACCTGATTGTTGCTCACCTTCAGGCAATGATGGGTTATATACACGGACTGAGCTCACTGCAGTAACAACCTTCCCAGTCAACTTACCTATGCTTTCAACCATCATCGTAGCGGCATACTTCCGAATTGCTATTATTTCAATTCTGCACCGTTTGCTCAATGTAACGCTACCTAAAACGTCGCCGATAGAACGCCAGCACGCGCTGCATAACTTCGCTCTTCCGGCACTCGCGACAGATTATGTTCTGACGCCTGTCGTAGCGACGTATTTCTCCGTCAGGTAATGACCAGATAAGGTCCGGATCAACCGCAGATGGTTTCTTCGGCTTTGCCCTTGAGAGCTTTTTACGGGCATTTTGCCAGTCCTTACGCGCCTGTTCAGACGGGAATAACCCGTAACCAGAGTTGTATACATCGCCGCTGGCAACCAGCTCTCTTGCGAGAACGCTCATCAGATATCTTGTCGCACCTGTCTTGACTTCCAGTTGCCGTAACGTCTCACGCCCACTCTGGCGTACGAGTTCAACAACCCGCCCTTTAATTTTTTCTCGCTCTTCTTGTGTAAAAACTTTTGCCACAAGTCCTCCTGAAAATTACCTCATGACCAGAAATCAACACTTACCCCCTGAAGCCCGGCGGAATTTCGTTATCCGGTTCAGAAATATGATTCACACAACGCTGGTTGTTCGTGCCGCTTACCGGGAGCAACCAGGGGTTCTCAAAATTCCGGTCCGGTCCAAAAAACGTCGTCGCTCGCTGAACAAATTCCGTTCCCGTTTTCCCGGTAGCCGCCAAGTATCTTGCGTAACGCCTCACGCCATCCAGCATGGCCTCTGGTGGCACCCCCTCGCGTAATCTGGCCTTCCAGGCACTGAAAGCGGATTTCTTCGGGTTTGCCCCAGCACGCAACGGGTATTCCCGCCAGACCTGTTCGAACACATCCGGATAATCCACTCGTCTCACAGGCTGCCCGGTGTTTTCCGGGACTACCCGATCGGCTTCCCGCTGAATGGCGGAATCGGCTTCAGGCTGCTGCAGTTGGTGTGATTGCTCCGGCCTTGCGGTCATCACCTGCTGCACAGCGCCCGAATCGGCTTTCAGCGCATACGCTGAATCGGCTTCCGGTGTCGTGCCTGCTGGCTGACCAGGATTGACGGTCTGAACATCCCCTGCCTGGTTCGTGGCGTTTTTTACGCCATGGACCATAGTGTTTTGATCTTCTTGATCTGTATCTTTATCTGTATCTTTATCTGTCGTGACTCGTCGTGACATGTGCGTGACATTTCGTGACGCGCCGTGACAATCTCCATTTTGTTCCCGCTTTCTTTCCCTCTCTCGCTGCGCCCTCTTGCGCTCTGCCGGAGATTTTGCGGTTTGCGAAATATTGCCGTTGTCCTCTTTCAGCACCTGGCGTTTTTCCCATCCAGTGATTAAATCACCATCAAGTACCCGCCCCTGCATCGTCTGCAAAATTGAATCAATTACCTCTTCTGTCACGTCGAGCGCACTTGCCAAATCTTCTGTCGTGACATCAATGTGACCTCGCGTGACATTTCGTGACGCGCTCACCAGGAGGTGGATATACACTGCCATCACTGTTGCAATTGACTGCCCTGACACCCTGGCAATTGTTCGCCACTTAGGGTCATTTGGCATGTCATGCCATAATCTGAGCCAGGCGTTAGCCATACTCACCTCTTCTGATACCGAATCTTTTTACTCACGAGTTGCCGGAAGCGATTCGATATGGCTATTGTCAGTCAATGTACTGCCACAGCATTTCCTGCCGGGCCACCACGGTTCATCTGATTGAAACCGGCGATTGCCACTGCGACAAAATCATCAGCGTCTCTCACCAGTCGCTCCCGCGTCTCCACCAGCTCCCGAAAATAAGCTGAACTGTGGCTGCGCATTCTGGCCACCAGCAAAGGTGGCATTGCCTTTTCGATCGCTGGTAACAACGCCTGAATTTTTTCAACTGCATCAGGGGTGTCTTTCTCTACCCAGCGGAAAATTTTCTGGGTATTGCGAGCCAAGGCTTCCGGATGGCTGTCGTCATACAGTTCAGGAAACGTCATACCCAACTCAAAATAAGCCTGGGTTATTCCAGCTGCTGGAACTTTTTCGCCATCAGGACGCGCCCAGGCATTCATCGCCATGCGGATGTGTTCATGCTTGATTTTCATGAATCAAGCTCCTAGAAAGTGGTTGTGTTAACGTTTTGGTATCTTCCAGCTCGGGCCAAATATTCATCCAATCCAAAGGCCTTAGTTGCTGACGTGTAACTTCACCATTACTGGCTCGCTCAATAAGGACACATAACGATGCCCCTAACACTTGACCTTTACTCAATGCCTTTCTTAGATAACCGATGCTGGTACCACACTCGCATGCAAACATACGCTGTTCATCTGACGAAAGAGAATTGAGAAATATTCTTAATTCTTCCATAGCTACTCCTTAGTAAACACAGCAAAGAATACCCACAGGTAAACAAAAGTCAATACCCACAGGTTGTTTACCTTGCAGTAATCGCATCTATTATTTACCTATGGACAAATATGAATTTAGACGACAGCAACTCATCAAAATTCGTGATGAGAAATGCGATGGTAAAGCGGTTAACGTGGCCAGAAAGATCGGGCGCGAGCCTTCTTATGTATCAAGAATGTTGTACCCAGAGGGGAAAAAGGGAAAAAAACGGATCGCTGATGATATGGTGGAGATTATCGAAGAGTCCTTTGGGTTACCCCGGGGATGGATGGATGGTATCGTTTCATCATCAACGAACACAGCCTCCAGTTATGAAACAAGGGTTCTAACGCCACGACAACGTATTTTTTTAGATCTCTTAGACGAACTGCCAGAAAGTGAAGCGGATAAATTATTAAAAACTCTTGAAGAGAAAAAACAGTATTACAATATGATCTACGAAGAAATCCGTAAAAAGAAAGCACAAAACGCATCATAGCTCACCAAACAACTAGTCACCAGTTAAGACACTGCAAAAGGTTACCCATGGGTATTTACTTTTTAAATACCTATGGGTATCCTTCTTTTCATACCAACCCACCCCGCCCCACAGAATGCAGGGCAATACTTTGAGTTACCAGGCAGTGGTCAGGGGTTAAGTAGCCAGCCCGAGGCGTAAGAACATGACGGCAGGGTTCAACTTTAATAACTATGCAGCAGGTTTTTGTTCCGCTACCCCGGCGTTAAGGGGAAACAGCACCGCGAGGAATCAGTATGCAGAAACGAGAACCCGTCATCATCGCGCCAGACTATACCGATGATGAACTTTATGAGTGGATGCGCCAGAAAATTAATGCAGCGCAGGATCTGAAATGGGCCAATGAAGCCAAGGCTAAGCAGGCTGAAAATCTGTCCGCTCTGGAGCAGGATATCACCAGGCTGGAAAAAGCAGCGGCATTAAGCATTGCCAGAATGATTACATGCCCGCGTTAATAGCTAACCAACGAGGCTAATAATGGAATTTAAAGATTTACCAATGCAATTCCAGGAAATGGCAGCGAATATAGTTCGTTCCCAACTGGCGACTCTTGACCTGAGTACCGTAGAAAAAGAAACCATCGATACTATATCCGGTAACGTGCGTCGTGCCTTTATCGGTCTGTACGAAGAGAAGCAGCTCTCTGATAACCAGGATTTACATGAAAAATACCTCCTGGAATTAATGGATATCATTGATAAGGGGTTTGGCTTGTTAATGAAAAAGAAAGGGATTCGGATAGAACCCCTTAAGAACCATTTTACTGAGTGCGGCATTAATCCCAGCGATTTAAACCATCCCGCCACAGATGGGAGTGTTACAGTTAGCCATGAAATTTCGATTAATCATTAAAATCAATTGCACTTTCAATAAGTGATGCCATCTCATTGCATTTTGTTGAATTCATCTTACGCAATGAGTCACAAATTTCCGCTGGCTTTGATGACGCAGGCAACTTAGCAGCAAGTAGCATAATTGCCGTTTTTATAGCAGTGAGCTCATCCGCAAGTCCAGCAGGAGAAACATCGTGGTTAAACTGGATATTTACATTTTTACTAGTCATTTCACCCTCCTGAGGGTTGGTAATTAAGGAGTTCTCCACGGGTCAGGTGGAGTGCGTGCGCCGGACACGGGTGAGCATCCGGCACTGGCAGTTTACTGGAAGGATATATCCCTGAAAAGTCAGGACATAACGCGAAAGCGCACGGCGAAGTTATTCTGTCTGTACGGTGTCGTTAAATTTAATTCGACCGTGCGCTTCCGGTTGTGGCAATCCGCGAAATGGCGCGGCGGTAAGTATGGCGGGGTTATTCCTTCCCCGTTGAGGACACCGGGTTGTCAGGTTGACCATACGCTTAAGTGACAACCCCGCTGCAACGCCCTCTGTTATCAATTTTCTGGTGGCGTTTGGCGGTATCAGTTTTACTCCGTGACTGCTCTGCCGCCCTTTTTAAAGTGAATTTTGTGATGCGGTGAATGCGGCTAAGCGCACGCGGAACAGTTAAAACCAAAAACAGTGTTATGGGTGGGTTCTCTGTATCCGGCGTTAATTGTTAACTGGTTAACGTCACCTGGAGGCACCAGGCACCGCATCACAAAATTCATTGTTGAGGACGCGATAATGGAAACGTTATTACCAAACGTTAATACGTCTGAAGGTTGTTTTGAAATTGGTGTCACTATCAGTAACCCAGTATTTACTGAAGATGCCATTAACAAGAGAAAACAAGAACGGGAGCTATTAAATAAAATATGCATTGTTTCAATGCTGGCTCGTTTACGTCTGATGCCAAAAGGATGTGCACAATGAATTCAGCATTTGCGCTTGTTCTGACAGTTTATCTTGTTTCCGGAGAGCCAGTTGATATTGCAGTCAGTGTTCACAGGACAATGCAGGAATGTATGACTGCAGCAACCGAACAGAAAATTCCCGGTAACTGTTACCCGGTCGATAAAGTTATTCACCAGGATAATAACGAAATCCCGGCAGGTCTTTAAAACAGTTCCGTAATAAACATCCGCTTTCATTCTTATATGCCAGCAATGGCAGGGATTTGTTCACCCTTAAATCTGTAATGAGGTAAAACAAAATGAGTAAAGTCTTTATTTGCGCCGCCATTCCGGACGAACAGGCAATAAAGGAAGAAGGTGCAGTCGCTGTAGCCACTGCCATTGAAGCCGGTGATGAACGTCGCGCCCGCGCAAAATTTCACTGGCAATTCCTGGAGCATTATCCGGCTGCTCAGGACTGCGCTTATAAATTTCTTGTTTGCGAGGATAAACCCGGTATACCCCGCCCTGCCCTCGATTCCTGGGATGCTGAATATATGCAGGAAAACCGCTGGGATGAGGAGTCTGCTTCCTTTGTCCCGGTTGAGACTGAATCAGATCCGATGAACGTCACTTTTGACAAGCTGGCCCCTGAAGTACAGAACGCTGTCATGGTTAAGTTCGACACATGTGAAAACATCACCGTTGATATGGTGATTAGCGCGCAGGAATTGTTGCAGGAAGACATGGCAACATTCGACGGACATATCGTTGAAGCGTTGATGAAAATGCCAGAAGTTAACGCCATGTATCCAGAACTTAAGTTGCATGCCATCGGGTGGGTTAAGCATAAATGTAAGCCTGGAGCTAAATGGCCCGAAATTCAGGCAGAGATGCGCATCTGGAAAAAACGTCGCGAAGGTGAACGCAAGGAAACCGGAAAATACACGTCTGCTGTTGATCTCGCCCGCGCCAGAGTCAACCGACAGCACACTGAAAACTCAGCAGAAAATATCTCCCCTGTCACTGCAGTCATTCGTCGCGAATACAAGCAGACATGGAAAACACTGGATGACGAACTGGCCTACGCTCTCTGGCCTGGTGATGTGGATGCCGGAAACATTGACGGCAGCATCCATCGCTGGGCAAAAAATGAAGTTATCGACAACGACCGCGAAGACTGGAAGCGTATCTCGGCATCGATGCGCAAACAGCCTGATGCCCTTCGCTACGACCGCCAGACTATTTTTGGCCTTGTCCGTGGACGTCCGATCGACATTCACAAAGATCCTGTGGCACTGAACAAATACATTACTGAATACCTGACTACAAAGGGCGTGTTTGAAGATGAAGGAACAAATCAGAGCGCAACTGATACTCTCTCGTCGCCAGTACCAGAAACTGATGCAGTGGAAACGGCAATTCCGGACAACGAAAAAACCGAATGCAAAGTGGAAGTCGAACCATCTGTAGAGCGTGAGGGGCCGTTCTACTTCCTCTTCACCGACAAGGATGGCGAAAAATACGGTCGCGCAAACAAACTTTCTGGTCTGGATAAGGCGCTGGCTGCCGGGGCTACTGAAATCACGAAAGAAGAATATTTCGCCCGCAAAAACAGTACATACTCAGGTTCACAACAAAATACTGGTGCATCTGACACGACCGCACAGCCAGAACCGGTAAAAGTTACCGCTGACGAAGTAAACAAAATTATGCAGGCAGCCAATATCAGCCAGCCTGACGCCGATAAGTTGCTTGCTGCATCACGTGGTGAATTTATTGAAGGGATTAGCGACCCGAATGATCCGAAATGGGTTAAGGGGATCCAGACCCGCGATACTGTGAACCAGAACCAGCAAGAAACGGAACAGAACGACCAGAAAGCGGAACAAAACAGCCCAAATACGCAACAAAACGAGCCAGAAACGAAACAACCTGAACCAGTAGTGCAACAGGAACCGGAAAAAATCTGCACCGCCTGCGGTCAGAGCGGTGGTGGCAACTGCCCTGATTGTGGTGCGGTGATGGGCGACGCAACATACCAGGAAACATTCGATGACAAGAACCAGGTTGAAGTTCAGGAAGACGATTCGGAGAAAATGGAAGGCGCTGAACACCCACACAAGGAGAATGCTGGCAGCGCTCAGGATCACGCCAGCGATAGTGAAACTGGCGAGACGGCAGATCCCTTAATTACGGTGAACGGTCATCGCGTTATCACATCCACCAGCAGGACGTGTGACCATCTAATGATCGACCTTGAAACCATGGGAAAAAATCCTGATGCCCCGATTATCTCAATAGGTGCAATATTTTTCGATCCGCAAACCGGAGATATGGGACCGGAATTTAGTAAGACTATCGATCTGGAAACTGCTGGCGGAGTCATTGATCGTGACACCATTAAATGGTGGCTTAAGCAATCACGCGAGGCGCAATCTGCCATTATGACCGATGAAATCCCGTTAGATGATGCACTGTTACAATTGCGGGAATTTATCGACGAAAACTCCGGTGAATTTTTTGTTCAGGTCTGGGGAAATGGAGCCAACTTCGACAACACGATTTTGCGCCGTTCATACGAACGGCAGGGGATCCCCTGCCCGTGGCGTTACTACAACGATCGCGATGTACGCACAATCGTTGAGCTGGGGAAAGCCATAGACTTCGATGCCAGAACGGCTATTCCATTCGAAGGTGAGCGCCATAATGCACTTGATGACGCCCGTTACCAGGCAAAATACGTTTCAGTTATCTGGCAAAAACTGATCCCGAGTCAGGCTGATTTTTAATGTTCAACCGTCGCCAGTTGTCGTTGATATTCTGCAACTGGCGCGTTCCGGAGTGATAGCCATGAGCGAACAGTACCTGATAACGCTCGACGAGTGGAAACCAAAACGGTTCAGTCTCCCAATAACAAACACTACCCTGGTGAAATACGGAAAACTAGGATACATCGTTCCAAGACCACAAAAAATTCGTGGGCGTTGGCTGATAGATCGCCGAGCAGTATTTGTTGGGCCTGGTGAAACGGGAATTGCGCCGGAAATTCATACTGGCGATGATGATGCACTGAAGGAGATTTTAACTCATGTCACCGAGGCCACGAAAAAACAGCACTGACGTAGCCGGTCTTTACGAAAAGTTTGATCGCAGAACTGGCAGAGTTTACTACCAGTATAAAAATCCTGTGACTGGAAAATTTCACGGACTCGGAACAGACAAAGGTAAGGCAGAAAAAATCGCTTCCACAGCCAATCAGCGAATAGCTGCAGCAGAAGCTGAATATTTCATGCGCAAAATTGATGAAAGTCCGTCAGCAACAAAACGTCGGGGTATCAGATTAAAGGCATGGGTTGATCGATATCTGAAAATACAGGACACGCGACTGAAAAATGGAGATATTGCAGCTACAACTCACAAAGAAAAAACTCGAATGGCTGCATACCTGGTTTCCCGTCTGGGAAACCACCCATTGAAAGAACTGGAAGTAAGAGACTTTGCATTAATACTGGATGAGTGGCTGGATAAAGACATGGTCAGCACAGCGAGAGTAAATCGTGGATTATGGGTTGATATTTATAAAGAAGCACAGCATGCAGGGGAAGTTCCTCCTGGATGGAATCCTCCGGAGGCTACCCGTAAACCGATCCCTAAAGTAACCAGAGCTAGGCTCACCATGGAAGACTGGCAAAAAATTTACAATGCAACGCCTGAAAAACACTTTATCCGTAACGCAATGCTTCTTGCGATTGTTACTGGTCAGCGCCGTGATGACATTTGCCACATGCGTTTTTCAGATGTGTGGAACGAACACTTGCATATCACCCAGGGAAAAACCGGAATGCGTCTGGCGTTACCGCTTACACTACGCTGTGATGCCATTGGGATAACGTTAAAAGAAGTTATTGATGGGTGCCGAGACAGAATATTAAGTCCATATCTAATCCATAGTCGGCACCAGAAACAACCGAAGCCGATGAGTAAAGACAACCTGAGCGACTACTTTGCCAAAGCACGGGATCTGGCTGGGATAATTCCACCAGCAGGAAAAACTCCGCCAACATTTCATGAACAACGCTCTCTATCAGAACGGCTGTACCGTGCACAGGGTATCGATACAAAAACATTACTAGGACATAAAGTCCAGGCAACCACCGATCGCTATAACGATACTCGAGGTCAGGAATGGGTTAAGTTGGTTATTTGA